GTGATTAAAGTTTGCAGAGTCTCGGCTAAATTCCCACACATACTCAGAAATTATAAAAGAAATACACAAAAGGGACTTGACATCGCCGCCATATCCTGTTATATTGACTATGCTGGGGCTTCATGAGTAGCTATAGAGTATATTACAAATAATATAAAATAACGCTTGACATATCCATTTAGGTATGGTATAGTTATTATAATGAGAGATAACAAAGAGGAAAAAACTATGGAATATATTTCAAACAGCTATGGTATGTTTAGTGAAGAAGGTGACAAGAGAGTTGAAGCCATCGTTATGAGTGCCATTCTAGGTAAGTGCCCTTGGAGATGGGTTATGAACAAGTTGGATCATCTTAGTGGTGGAATAGGCTCAGAGTTTGAAGAAGCTTCTGATACAGCTGTAAGAGAAGCAGTATGGGAGAGATTATCCCCTGTATATGAGGCAGCTATAGTATCGGCTAGGTATAAGTAAACAGTTTCAGAGGTCTTTAAGGTTGGTTGGCCCCCATTGAAAGTTCCATCGTTATGGTGGGGGGATTACGTGTAGACCTCTTTTTTTATTAGTGTAGAGGGTTCTCTTCTGGGGGAAGGGGGCCTTTAAACTGGCAAGCTGAATCTAATCTATACAGGATGTTAGGTTCCCTAGTAGTATTTTCTGCAACATACCCCCTCTATAACTGAGAGCATATTAAATGAACTTCCCCTATATTATAAGTAACAATAGTTTCACCCCCCAACCCATAAGGAGTATATTCCATGAAGAAAGTCTTACTGTCATCATACGAGATTAACACCATTGCAGTTCTCAAAGAAGAGCTTACTGTTCCCTCTATTACTCCCACCTATCGTCAAGAACTAACAGCCAGACTTTCCTTTCTAGAAAATATAAACAACCACCCCCCTAAAACTGAGCAAAGTACCTTGACTTAACTGGGTACATCTGTTACACTGTATAAAAATTGGAGATATAATACATGAGTGATTTTTTAAAGGACATTATCAAGGAAGTTGGTAATGAATACGCATCTATCGTGGATGATGGTGTAGAGGCAGGAGATGTTAATACTTTTATTGACACTGGTTCTTATATACTGAATGGTTTGTTATCTGGGAGTGTGAATGGTGGATTACCAGCAAATAAGATTACAGCCCTCGCAGGCGAAAGTGCAACAGGTAAGACATACTTTCTTATGGGAATAGTCAAGAACTTTCTTGATGCAAATCCCAATAGTGGTGTCATATACTTTGAGAGTGAAAGTGCGATAACTAAGCAGATGGTTATTGATCGTGGTATTGATACTAAGCGCATGGTAATCTTTCCTGTGACCACCGTACAGGAGTTTAGAACGCAGGCAATCAAAGTGTTGGATCAATACCTTATGCAGCCTGAGGCCGAGCGAAAACCTCTGTTTTTATGTCTGGATTCTCTGGGTATGCTCTCTACTACCAAAGAGGTAGAGGATACTACGGATGGTAAGGAAACAAGAGATATGACGAGAGCTCAGGTTCTAAAAGCGGCGTTTCGAGTTCTGACCCTTAAACTCGGGCGAGCGAATGTTCCGATGGTGGTGACGAACCATACCTACGAGAGTATGGGATTATTCTCCACAAAAGAGATGGGCGGCGGTAGTGGTCTAAAATATGCGGCGAGTTCGATTGTCTATCTGAGTAAGAAGAAAGAGAAAGACGGTACTGAGGTTATCGGTAATATCATTCACTGTAAGAATCATAAGAGTAGGCTCACCAAAGAGAATAAGATGGTGGATGTAAGATTGACTTATGATATGGGACTAGATAAGTATTATGGCCTATTGGAGCTTGCAGAGAAGTATGAAATCTTTAAGAAGGTATCCACACGATATGAGATGGCTGACGGAAGTAAGCATTTTGGTAAAGAGATTCTTTCTAATCCGACTAAATATTTCACCGAAGATATTATGAACAAGTTGGATAAGGCGTGTGAAACTGAATTTAAATATGGTGGAGAAGTAATGAATGAATGATGCAAAAAAATCTGCGATTGCAAAACTTGCAAAGATGGGACTGACAGAAGAAGAGGTTCTAGCTTTGTTTGAGGATGAAGAAGAGACTATCGTTGCAGAGGACGGTGAATCCTCTGGTGGTGAAAGTAAATCATGGCAACAACTGGTAATGGAAGAACACGTTGGTTATTATAACAAAAGATATAATACCAATCTTACTTTTGATGAATATTATGAGGGTGTTGTCAATGAGAAAATAGAAGTTCACTATAACTGGAAGCAGATGCTAGGTTTAGAGGAACCAGCAGTTATTCCTGTCGATCCAGACACTAAAACAGAAAAATTTATAAAGAATGGTAATTAGGAGTATATTATGAACGATGCAAGATTGGTATCATTAACAGATAAACTAAACAAGTATGTTGCACTGATACGTACAGAAAATCCTAACATGAAAGAAAAGGATATAGTAGATCGTGCTGCTCATATGGCACTAACAGATCAGAAAGCCTTTGAAGCAAAAGCAGGTATCATTCCAACTGATGCGGTAGCGGATAGATTTGGTGACGGTACAAGAATAGAAACAGCAGAAGATGGTTCCTCTATTGTTCGTGTTGACAATGCATGGCAACAAAGTAAGGGAAGTAAGATTTCTTCTGATGGATTTCATAAGAAGGATCATTCTACTATTACAATGCCAAAAGATATTGACATTACGACTCCAGAAGGAGACAAGAGAGCTGGTAAGTTTGTTGAGGAAATAAAGGCTGCAAAGAAACGTGGACAACAATTACAAGCAGCTGCAGAACGTGATGCTTGGGACAATCGTAAAGTTCAAGTAATCGTAGATAAAGATGTTCCCAATGGAGATTGAGGACGATTTACAGAGAGCTCGTGAAATAGAGCAACTTCTATGGCAAACTATAGAGACTTACTTAGATTCAGATAGAGATATTGTTATGACCTCTGCTGTTCTTATTCGTATAGCTCTTTCTCTTTACACTGTTATACTTCCAGATGATAAAGATGTAGAAAAGATAGCCATTCAAGGTATAAAGACTATACCAGATTTGCGAAGAATCATGAAAAGAGAGCTTACTGGTATATCTGTGAATAGTACCATTCATTAGTGTGACAATAATATCACACATTTCATAAAAATCAAATAAAATGCATAAGCCATGTCGATTTATGTTGACTCTTGTTCTCTTTGTGTGTTATAGTATAAACATAATGAAAAACAAAGGAGATATCATTATGAAACTAGGTACAAAGATTATCGGTAATTTCGGTGGTTATACAGAACTTTGGAATGGTGTGGTTGTTGATACTGATCCTCTTACTAAGGGTTGTGTTGGAGATTATGCTATCGATGTAAAGTGGGAGAATAATGGTTCAACCACTACAATAATGAGGGGTGAATTAATCCCTGATGGAAATGGTATTGGCTATATGACGGAGGAAGCTTATTACAATGGTTAAATTAGAAATTGGTGCGATTGTGTCTTTTATCAATGAGGTAGGAGACAAGTTTACAGGAGAACTTTCAGAAGTATCTTCTGACTTTTATGATGATGTTAAGCTTGAGAATGGAGTTGTTACTTATTGGTCTAAAAAAACTAAGAAGTATGTTCCTGTCAAGGAAAAGAACAAAGAATCTATCTTTTTTGAGATTAAGACTTCTCTTGGAGTAGAATTTGCAACCGAATCAGAGTTGTTCTAAAACTTTATTGTCTAAATACATCTTACCATGACAAAGTATAGAATTATTAATAAATCAATACTAACTGATGGTTTGGATAAAGAAGAAGCGTACATAACTTTAGAAATTTTACGTGTACAAAATCCAGACATTCCTTATGAAATTGAAGAGTACGTTACAGAAGAGAAACGTATGGGGCGTGATCCAGACCTACACTAATCCTTATAAATAAACACATAGACTTATGTGAGGATTAGTGCATGGCAGAACCAAGTTATTTTATGGGACTAGACGGATTCGTTTGGTTCACTGGTGTAGTTGAAGATCGTAATGATCCAGAAGCTCTAGGAAGAGTTCGTGTTCGTTGTATTGGTTTTCATTCTGATAATATTGTAGACTTACCTACGGATGATTTGCCGTGGGCTCATGTTATGCATCCTGTTACAGACCCAGCCATGCATGGTATGGGTAATAGTCCTTCTTTTCTTGTTGAGGGAACTTATGTCATAGGTTTCTTTCGTGATTCTGTAGAAAGGCAACAACCCATTATAATTGGTTCTTTGCCTGGCAGTCCGATTGCAGCTGCTGATCCAAGAGAGGGTTTTAATGACCCAAGAGGAAAAAAATCTAAACAACCAAATTATGCATATGATCCTACATATGGGCCTTATCCTGTAGATGGTATTAATAGCACAATGTCATCTGGTCATCAGTTTGGAGAATCCGATACTAACAGACTTGCTCAAGGTGAAGCTTCGGAAACTCATCAATCACTAATCAATCGTAGACTTATGAGATTAAGTGGTGATCCAGCTGGAACAGGTAATGGTGTACCTACTGCTGTTCCGCCTTTTTTAGATCAAGTAGATCGATCAGTTGATAGTGCAGAGGAAAGAGGTTTTTGGGAAGAACCTCATCCCAAAGGTTTTTCAGAAACATCATCACCCTATGTATCATCCCAATATCCATATAACCATGTACATGAAAGTGAATCAGGACATATACATGAGATAGACGATAGCCCTGGCGCAGAAAGATTAATGACTCAACATAAGTCTGGGACATTTGAAGAGTTACACGCTAATGGAGATAAGGTTATTAAGGTTATTGGAGATAACTATGAGGTTATTGTTGGTTCTTCTAATTTATTTGTAAACGGAAATATAAACATTACAACTAATGGCACAGTACGAGAATTGATAACAGGAGATTACCATTTAGAAGTTGGTGGAGATTATTCCATGAAAATAGGAGGAAATGTACGAACTAAGATTGGTGCTAAAGATGGTGGCGGAAACCTTATGGAAGAGATAAGAGGAAATCATGGTTTTGATGTGGCAGGAAATGTTCTAGGTTCAATAGGCCCTAAATCTAATGCTGGAGTTGGTGAAGGTGAATATACTTTAACTATAGTGGGTGATGAAACAAGAATAGTGGGTGGATTTTCTCAACACTTAGTTACAGGAGATATTACTGTAGCAGGAAATTCTAATATGAGTATTCAAACAACTGGAAATTATGCGGTTAAAACTACTAGTGGTATTACATCAATTCAATCTGGATCATCATTACATATAGAATCAAACACCACATCAAAAATAAAATCTGGTACTTTTACAGAAATAGAAACTGGAAGTTCTTTTGATCTTCTTTCTGGAACTATAGTTCAAATTCGTTCTGGTGGTGGTACTCCTACTTCCGCATTAAATATTGAATTGAATCCAATAGTAGATATGTTGAATTTAGGATAGTTTTATGGCACACGCTTTTAAAATAGTTGATACATCTGGAGTAGTAACAACCTATACTGATTATGATGATATACCTTTATCAACATTGAGACACGTTATTAGTTTTTTACCAGACATTGGAACTGAAGAACAAGCAAATGAAATATTACTAGAACCAGAATCTACAGTAACAGATAATGTTAGTGCTGAAGATGAGGTAGGATTAGAAACAGTTATTGTAACAAATGCTGATGATAACCTTATAATGGAAATTGCAGATGGTGTAGATAGATTAGTACCAGAGGATTTTGCAGATGGATTAGAAAACCATTTGGTATTAGAATTAGTAGAGGGCGATAATCACATAGGCCCATTTGTTAGATTAGAAACTGGAACAACGGATGTTTTGTTAGCTGAGGATGGAGAAAAAATACCTTTTGATCACATAGTAGGAGATGCGGTGGGTGCGAATCATCATCATCCACCAGCAGGAGACTTTCATGTTGATGGTGATGGGCATACAGAAGAAGAACATAGAGAACTTGCTTTGTGGAACTTTAAACTACAAAAATTAATTACACAGGAGAATACAAATGCCAGCAGTTTGTAGAATAGGTCATGCAGATATACCTCATTGTTCGGGTATGGTGAGAGCAGCTGGATCATCAAATGTATTTGTTAATGGTATAGGAATAAGTAGACAAACAGATGTTAATACACTACATAAAAAACCACCAGCGCCTTGCCCAAAACACGCAAAAGGAATAACTACAGGTTCTAATACTGTAAAGATTAATGGTTTAGGTTGTGGTAGAATAGGTGATTCTATAACTGGATGTACATCAGTTGCTGAAGGTAGTGATAATGTATTTGCTGGATAAAGGAGAATAAAATGGCTGATGATCCAAATGACAGTTATGCTGTTGATATATGGGAAGGTGTGGATGATGCAAACCAAGAGAATCTTACTAGAAGTCCTTCAGAATGGTTAACAAAAATATCAAACGATATGAGGTTAGCATTTGCTGAGTTTTCTAAATTAGGTATTACTCCATCTGCACTTTTTTCTGGTAATATAAGTTTACGATCATTATTAAGTAATGCATTTGGACTTGCATCTGGAGCTGCAAGAGATGCTGCATTAGCTGATGCGAGGGATAAATTTGGGCCTGCTGTTACAGATGAAGGTTTAGTTTTTGATGAAGTAACTGGTGATGCAGCTTTCGCAGTTGAAAATGGATCATTAGAACTATCAAGTGTTCCTAACATTAATGCTACGCCAGATGCAATTTCTGCAGCAGAGGCAGGAGCTGTACTAGAAACATTTAAAATAGCAACACCTATAATGTTAGCATTAAAAAATGGATCGGTTGAAAGTTTTGTCCCAGCTGCAACAAATCTTTTTATGTTGGGGAATAGGATTAATGCTATTAACGAAGCAAAAGAAAATTTAGAATTAGACCTTATAGATAATCCAGATTTAGATACATCTTTAGGTTCATCTTTTGTTAGTACTACATCAACAAAAAATGTTACATTCCCCTCTCCTAATGGTAATTCAATAAAAAAAGCATTAACTACACCTACACAAATAGAAAAAATAAGAAAGGCAGGGGCCCCTACTCCAAATATTTTTCCTCAAGGTAATTCTTTAAAACCCGTTAATTTTACGGAAACTTTTATTACTCCTTCAAATAGTATAACTTTAAAAAAAATACCAAGTGTAATAACTTCTGTTACAGGTAGAGGAGAAGGAACAGTGGCAGGAGAAACAGTAACTTTAGAATTTCCTTTATCTCCGTCAGCACTACAATCTCCAAATATTGTTATTAAAAAAAGAGATACATTTTCTATTTCTGGTAAAACTGTTACTATTTCTCAAGATATTAAAAAATACGATACTGTTATAATTAGATATAAATTTCATTCTAGTTATGATGCAAACATAAAAGCATAGGTATGATATGATAATAAAAAGAAAAAGTTTAGTCACCCTAAATATAACATATTATAGACTAGACTATAGAAGTATACTACAGGAGTTTATCTGGCAGACAATGGATGTCAAGCCAAAGTATCCTAGAGTACAAAAATTTTTAAACTATTGGCACAATAATATAGATGCCATAATTAACGAAATACAACTCTGCGATTCGGAGAACAATAAAATATCGAAAGCAGATTTTATGATATATGATAATGACAGTGGAAAGGGTTACATATAATGGGTAAGAAAAGAAGTAGAGCTTCTCAAACATCTAAAGGTGAGAGGCGTAGTGTTGCTAACGGTCTAGGAGATGATCGTTCTGAATTAAAAAAGATGATCGATAAGATGGATGCATTTCGTAAAGGTAAGAATGTTATGCTAACAATTCCAAATCCTAATAAACAAGCAACGAGAGAACCATTCATTCGTGTGAGCGCAAAAGAAAAATGGAGAAATGATAAGTTTATAATGAAACAAACTTCGTAGTTTTCCTTATAAATAAACGTAACAGGAGTCTAAGATGGCAACACCAACTGCTTTTACAGATGCACAAGGTCAAAATGACATAGATCGTAATGTGCGACAATATAAAGACTTAGACTTGTTTTTTGCAAAGAAGAGTGGTTCAAAAGACATAAGGAAAATTACGGATATACAAGCTGTTAAAAGGTCTGTTCGTAATCTTGTTTTACTTAACCATTATGAAAAACCCTTTCATCCAGAGATTGGTTCTGGTATAAGGGATATGTTATTTGAGAATATGAGTTCTATTACAGCATTTGTTTTATCAAAAAAAATAGAAGATGTTATTGAAAATTTTGAACCAAGAGTTAGACTTATCAGTGTTCGTGCTGACCCTAATTTAGATCGTAATGAATATGAAGTGACTATTGAGTTCTTTGTTGTTAATACTCCTACTGAACTCGTTGACTTAACAGTATTTCTAGAGGTATTACGATAATGGCTATAAATGACAAAAGATTAGAAGTAACAGAATTTGATTTTGATGATGTAAAAGATAATCTCAAAATATTTCTAAAAGCACAAGATGAATTTACCGACTATGATTTTGAAGGTTCTGGTATGAGTGTCCTTTTGGATGTTCTTGCATACAACACTCACTATCTTGGTTTCAATGCAAATATGGTTGCTAATGAAATGTTTTTAGATAGTGCGTCACTAAGGTCAAGTATTGTTTCTCATGCAAAGACATTAGGTTATGTTCCATCTTCTGCAAGAGCTGCAAAAGCAACAGTTGATGTTACTCTTAATACTAATTCATCAACAGCAACTATGCCTGCTGGAACAGTTTTTAGTACTACAGTAGGTGATACTACTTTTCAATTTTCTACTATAGAAGCTTTTACAAAATCTAATACTGGTAATAGTATTCCTTTTGTTGGTGTAGACATTTTTGAAGGGACATTTATTACAACACGTTATACTGTGGATACTTCTGACATAGACCAAAGATTTCTTCTTACAGATAACAGGGCAGACACAAGTACTTTAATTGTTAAAGTTCAAACAAGTAGTACCGATTCTACTTCTACAACTTTTACAGAAGCAACTGATATAACGCAAGTTACTGCTGGAAGTAATGTTTTCTTTTTACAGGAAGTTGAAGCTGGATTGTTTGAAGTATATTTTGGTGATGGTGTTATTGGTACTGCTCTTTCTGATGACAATATTGTTATACTTACATATGTTGTATCTAATAAGTCTGCAGCCAACGGAGCATCTTTATTTACAAATGTTGCAACAATTGCTAGTGTTACAGATATATCGGTTGCAACAGCTGCAACTGCAAGTGCTGGATCAGAACCAGAAAGTCTTTCTTCTATTAAATATAATGCACCTTTAGATTTTGCATCACAAGGAAGATGCGTAACATCAGAGGATTATAAAGTTTTTGCAAAAAGGTTTTTTACTAACACGCAATCAGTTCAAGTCTTTGGTGGAGAAGCTGGTTCCTTTGATACAAGTTTGGGTGTTGTCGATACTCCAGAATATGGTAAGGTTTTTATTTCTATAAAGTCAACCACAGGAAACAATTTAACTGCAACAGAAAAAACTCAATTAGTAACAGACCTTGCTAAATTTACTGTGGCATCTATTACTCCTGTTATTGTTGACCCTCAAACCACAAAACTTATTTTACAAACTACATTCCAATTCGACTCAAGTAAAACAACTGAAACTGCTGCAACATTAGAAACTAAAGTATCTAATGCACTAATATCATTTAATGCTGATACTCTTGGTCAATTTGAAGGTATGTTTAGACATTCTAAAATAACAGGTCTTATTGATGATGTTGATACTTCTATTACTGGTAATATTACAAATGTAACTCTTGCTCATGACTTAACTCCAACAATAGGTACAGCGACTTCATATACCATACAACTTAATAATAAGTTTTATAATCCACACGATGGTCACAATAAAACTTCTGGTGGTATTTTATCTTCTACTGGATTTAAGATTAGTGGAGACACTACTAATGAAATGTTCTTTGATGATGATGGTAGTGGTAATTTAAGAATTTATTATATTGTTGCTGGTGTAAGAGTGTACCAAGACGAAACAGCTGGTACTGTAGATTATACTGCTGGTAAAATTACAGTTGGTAGTGTAAACATTACAACAATATCAAATGTGGATGGTGCATCTTCTTCTATTATAAGAATAACTGCTGTTCCTGATTCTTTAGATGTTGTTCCAGTTCGTAACCAGATATTAGAAATAGATTTTGTCAATACTACCATAACAGGAATAGTAGACACAGTTTCAACAGGAGATTCATCGGCAGGAACATCATTTACAGCAACGTCAAGTTATACAACGCCGTCGAGTTTTTAACCAATGCCTTTAGATAACGGATATTCCTCAGACCTAACTACAAAGATTAGTCCCTTAATAGAAGGTCAAGTTCCTGACTTTGTACAAGCAGATCATGCTCTATTTGTAAAGTTTCTAAAATCTTATTACCAGTTTCTTGAGGCTGGTGAATTAAGAGTCACAGTCAATATTGATAATCTTCTTTTAGAATTAGAAACACCTTCTAAAGTGTTAGACGTAAATGGTGAACAGATTGTATTAGAGAATGGTACACTTGCAACTGGAGAAACAGTAGGAACGGATGGTAAGTTTGTTGTAGGTGAAACAATTACTGGTTCTACTTCTAAGGCAACAGCTACAATTCTTGTGGATGATCTTGGTAACTCAAAAACACCAAGAATGTTTATATCATCACAACAACAATTTCAAACAGGTGAAACTATTACTGGCGGAACTTCTGGTGCAACTGGAACAGTCGATAGATACAGAGGAAATCCTGTACAAACTATACAACAACTTGTCGAATACGCAAACGTAGATAATACGATATTTGATTTTCTAGATCAATTACGTGAATCGTTTATGAACGCAATACCAAACGATCTTGCATCTGGTATTGATAAAAGAAATTTAATTAAAAATATTAGAGAACTTTACAGAGCAAAAGGAACATCAGAAGGTCATAAGACTTTTTTGAGAATGATACTTGGTGAAGATAGTGAAATAGTATATCCAAATAAATTTATGATGAGATCATCTGATGGTAATTGGGTAAGTACAGTTATTCTTAGATGTTCGCCTGGCGTAAATGCTATCTCAACGGAAATTATAGGAACAACAATTACTGGAGCTAGTTCTGGAGCCACTGCTGTTGTATCTGGTGCATTAAGTACTGCTGAGGGTGGAGAAGCAATAGTTGAGTTTGAGTTAAATCCAGATTCTATAGTTGGAACTTTTACTGATGGAGAAACTATTACAGGAACGTCTACGGTACAAGATGTTTCTATGACATTTACAGTTAGAGGAATAGTTACAACTTTTAATGTATCAAATGATGGTATTCTTTATGAAGTTGGAGATACAGTTAATTTAGATACTCAAAGTGCAATAGGTAATGGAGAAGCTACAGCAGAAGTTATATCAGTTAAAAGAGGTAGTATCAGTGATGTTATTATAGATGACGCTGGAACTAAATTTGATGTAGGTGATGCTCTTACTTTTACGACTACAGAGACAAGTACGAATACGAAAGATGCAACTGGATTTGTTTCTGTTATTGATGGTTCATTAATAATAGATGGTACAGATTCCTCTGCATCAGATGCTGGAAAACTTCTGGTTATTGAATCAGGAACTATTACACAACTTGAAGATTTTCAGATTGTATTAGATGGTGGTGGAACTGAAGCAAGTGCTGTTGTAAATGGTGCAACTACTTCTAGTACGACAGTAACACTTGATGGAAACTCTGGTACAATTGTAGTGGGTATGACTGTATCTGGTAATGGTATAGAACGAGCTAGAGGAATTACTGTTACTGCTGTGGCATCACAAACCTCTATTACGATTAGTACTGCATTATCTTTAACAGATAACATAAACTTATTCTTTGATAATGTTGCAGATGGTGTGGGAGATAATCTTGTATTAGATGGAATAGATAGCTCTTCTACTCATGCTGGTAGTAACATTATACTAAACCAAAATGGTTATGATCTCCCAGAAAGTTTAGACACATACGGAACAGAGACAGACTCTTTTGCACTTGAAGAAGGAACAGTTGGAACTGGAGAGATTACTAGAATATTTCTAAGTGATGGTGGAGAAGGATATTCACTATTACCCACAGTATCAATTACTTCAAATGGTGGTACAGGTTCAGCTCTTCTTGCAATAACAAGTGATATAGGTGCAGTTGATGAAGTTGGAATAACAAATCAAGGATTTAAATATACTGAAGCACCAGAAGCACAATTTAGAGCAAATTTTGTTGTTAAGGATGTAACAGGAACTTTTCTAACTACAAATACTCTCACCACTCATACAGGAACAGTTAAATCTTGGAACTCTACAACTAAAGTTCTAGAGACAGACTTAGAGGATGTTGTAAGAGTCACTATGGAAACTAGTGATACCGAAAATATACAACTTGAAGATTCACTTTTTATTCTGGGTGACAGACTTGGTGAAACTGATTTCAAAATAGATAATCAGCTTGCAATAGAAGAACAATTAGTAGATGAGAATGGAGATAACCTTGTACTTGATTCTGCATTTGAAGGTAAGCAACTAGATTACTTTGTTATAGAATCTGGTACAGATAATGAGAGTGATGGTTTTCTTGTAGATGAAGATACAAGGATTGGTGTGTTTCTACATGAGGGATTAGACCATTCTGCAATCGCATTAGAAACTGCACCAGGCCGTGGTGTTGGTTCTGTTGATCCTACAAATGGTAGAGACTCTTATGATAAGTTAATATCAGAACAGAATGGTGATTTACTAATATTTGAAACAGCAGGATTATCTACAGAAATATTTTTTGAATCAGGAAATCATGCAAGAGATAGATTTGTTACAGAAGAAAGTAAAGCTGTTGCAACAAGAGATGGTGCTGGAAATAATCTTTTAACAGATGGTTTTATAGAACGAGGTATTGAAAACGAAGTACGTATTCTTTTAGATGGAACTGATGCAAGTGGAACTGACTCTGGTGATAACATCATAGGAGAAAATACTGGTAACTCTATTGTATTAGATGGAACTGATGCTAATAGTTCTAATGTCAATGATCTTCTTTTAAGTAATGTTGAAGCTCTTAGTGGAAGTATTGCTCTTAATGGAACTGACTCTAGTTCTACTCATGCTGGTGATAACATAATAAACCAAGACCCTATTGACTTTACCGTCAACACTACTATCACGGATTCTGGTGGTGCGAGTGCAACTATTGTTAATGCAGACATAGCAAAGGGTTCAACTTCAATAGGAACACAAGCAGAAACTATTCCTTCTTATGGTTCTAATATTGAAAGTCTTGTTGGTGAAGATTTAAACCGTTTACAAGATTCTGTTTTCTATCAACAATTTTCTTATGAAATAGAAGCTCCAGCAAGTGGTGGTGATTATCTTACACAATTAAAGAAAGCGGTTCACCCAGCTGGATTTAATGTATTCGGTAAGGTTGCAATAGCAACCTCTATCAGTGCTGGTATTGGACTTACTGGTTCTAGTCTTGGTGGTGGTTATACTGCTGATACAGATTCATTCTCACCAATTCTTGCATCTACATTTACTATATTGTTTGATGAAAAAGTTTCTTCAAGAATGGGTGTATCTTTTGGATATGGAATTAATAACTTTGATGATGAAATTTTATTAGAAACTGATGAATCAGAGTTAGCAGATATTGTATTAAACCAGACTGATTCTTCTGGAACTGATTCTGGTTATAGGTTAGTAAGTGAAACATTACCTCTTAACTTTATAGACTTTGACGGTATTTCAATAACTCATGGAACTCAAGCTGGAGAGTTTGGTGTTCTTGTAGATGAAACTGATGGGGATAAAATTATCTCTGAAAGTGCTGAAACAATATCAAACAGTTTACTTATTGACAGTACACCAGATAGTAATCACATTATTCCCACAGATGCTGGAAGTGCTTTCCTTTTAAATAGGACTGATTCTTCTGGAACTGATGCTGGAGATAATATAGAGTTAGAACAAGTATTGTGTGATACTACAAGTTTCTTTACTTTTCAAACACAAGGAACTAATGCTACAGATAGTTTATTAAATGAGAGTGGTGGTAATCAACAATTAGAAACTTCTGGAAAAGGAAGTGAAGGTAATTTTGAACGTAGTATAATTTCTAGAGTTGAAAGAAAAATAAGTTTACCAAATGTTCAAGTTGCATCTTTATCAACTGGTTTGATAACTTTAGCTCAATCACCATTTGTAGGACATACTGATGGTGGAGGAATTGAACTTGAACTTGGTACAGCAACCTCTGGTGTATTAATATTAAATGGTTTTGAACTAGTAAATGCAAAAGGTGGTGTTAATACAGTTATAAGTGGTGGAGAATTTCAATTAGAAGAATGGACGGATCAAAACTATGATTCTGGATTTGCTTTTGATCAATTTGCAAATTATACCTCTGATTCTATAGTTCTAGATGGAACTGATGGTAGTTCTACAAATGCTGGTGATAATATATTAATTGATAACTACGATGAGACAGGAAGATTTTATCAAGCTAGACTTGAAGGTGAAGCAGTATTTAATTATAATTATTTTGTACTAGATGATTTGATAAGACCTTCTATATTTGTTATTGATCCATTTGGTGGTGGTGAGTTATTTGGTATTCTTCAAGAGACAGATGAGATAGGTTCTTTTAGACAAGAAGATGGAACAACTGTGGCTGGAACTCATGGAGATGAAATTTTATTAGAGGATGAAACTGGTGTAGGTAGAAACAATAAACTATCTTTAGAGTTTCAAAGAATAGTTCCAGAAGACGAAGTTCTCAAAAGAGATACACATGGTTTTGAACTAACAGGAACAATACCACCAGAAAACTTTACAAATTCAGATGTAGAACCTTTTGTGTATCCTAGTGAAATTGAATCTAGAAAAATTGGTACTACGATTTTAGAAGAAACTATTTTTGAAGTTACTAATATACAACTTGAATCTGGTACAAATAATGCTCTTGGTGGAGCTGTAGGAAATCTTGTACTAGATAGTTCAGAAGATACTTCTTTAGGTGCTACTGATGAAAATGCTCCTATACAAATGGAAACTTCTGAAAGTATATTTAGAGATCATGCTGATGGAAATATAGTTTTAAATGGAACAGATGGTTCTAGCACAGATGCAGACAGTAATATATTACATGATGCTGGTACATTTTTAGATATACTTAATAATGCTGCGGTTATTATCGATACTTCTAGTGAAGGT